CCCGCCGTTGTCGAGGGTGCGCTCGACAACCTGGTTGCAACGCCCAAGCTCCGCCTGTTGCTCGACCAGAAGGGCGTCGCCCTGGCAGCCGCCTCGATCCGGGAACATTTCCCCTGCGCGCCACCCGACATCATCTGCCTTGATCCTATTCGCAACCTGTTCGACGGGGGCGAGGACGGCGGCGGCGAGAACGACAACGCCGCCATGATGTTCTTTCTCACCGAACGCGTGGAGCGCCTGCGCGAGGCCGTGGCGCCCGATTGTGGTGTCATTCTCGCCCATCACACCAAGAAGATGAACCGCAAGGCCGTGAGTGAGGATCCCTTCCAGGCCCTGTCCGGTGCCAGCGCGCTGCGTGGCTTTTACACCTCGGGGCTCCTGATGCACCGCCCTGATGAGGACAGCACCATGCGAAAGCTGGAGATCGAACTGCGTAATGGTCCGGCTCTGCCTACCAAACACATCGACAAGGAGAATGGACGCTGGGTTGAACTCAATCCCCTGAACGAGCGCCTCGTGCGCAGGGAGGCAGGCGCCAAGCTCGATGCCGAGCGCTTGCGCAAGCATGATGTCATCCTCGGCATGCTCCTGGACGAGGCCGCCGCCGAGCGCCTCTACACAACAATGCAGTTCGCCGAGGCCTTCGAGAACAGGGGCGGGCTCGGCAGCAAGTTCACGATCCGGGACCGGCTTAGCGTCCTCGCGACCAAGGGGTTCGTGAAGTTCCTCCGGGACGGGTCCACCTTCGGCTACCCCGTCGTCCGTTCCCGCTATGGCTACCTCTGTGTCGAGGGGATGGAATTCCCGCCGCTTGAAACGACCGACGAGGCGACCGGCGAAGTCATTTCGACCACCCGCCCGGTCTACCCGAGCCACTTCAAGTGTGCCCAGTCAGGGGCCTGTCTCGACGTCGAGAACCCCACCGTGTGGGTTTATCCGGAGGGGGTGGACGATGACCTAACTCCTCAGGACTGACGCCTAACTCCTGAGGAGTGAGGCCTAACTCCTCACTCCTCCCATTCCGGAAATCGATTTGTATCAATGAGTTAGCGGATTTCGAGGAGTTAGGTCCTCACTCCTCCCCAACTCCTCCCTAACTCCTCAATCATCAAGGAAAAACAACATGTTACAGCGCTTGGAGGAGTTGGGTGTCAAAGCTCCCATACTACGTATGGGAGGGGCCAACCGGAAGAGTTGGCCCTTCCTCCAATACGGTGTCAGGCCCCGGGATCCGCCCTGATGTGACCCGCCAGCCCGGCTGTCAGGTGATCCCCGCCCAGGTGACCTGACCAGTCCGCACCGCCCACCGACCATCACCCCATCACCCTCATGACGGAGACCATCATGGCTTCGAATGCCCAGACTCTGCCCGCCGCCAGACCCAACCCTGCGACAGGCTCCATCCTCGCCCTCGACCTCGGCACCAGCATGGGCTGGGCACTGCGGCATGGGACCGAGACCCACAGCGGAACCGTGTCGTTCCGGCCCAGCCGGTATGACGGCGGTGGCATGCGCTACGTCCGCTTCCGCAGCTGGCTCGACCGGTTGGCCGCGGAGCGCACGCTTCCGGCTGCCGTCTACTTCGAGGAAGTGCGCCGCCACGCAGCGACGGACGCCGCCCATATCTACGGCGGCTTCCTCGCCAGCCTCACCGCCTGGTGTGAAGAGCACGGACTCGCCTACCAGGGCGTGCCGGTTGGCACCATCAAGCGCTTTGCCACGGGCAAGGGCAATGCCGACAAGCAGGCGGTGATCGATGCCATGCGCGCGCGCGGCTTCGAGCCCGCCGACGACAACGAGGCGGATGCCATCGCCATCCTGCTCTGGGCCATCGAGACGAATGGAGGTCTGGCATGAGCACTCCCGCGGAAATGTTTCTGAAGCATGTGGCGAACGTCATCGCCGAGCGAAGCACCCAGTACGGCGACGCCGCCGGCAACATGGCAGCGATCGCAGCGCGGTGGTCGGCGACACTGGGGCACGAGATCACGCCGGCGCAGGTGGTGCTCTGCCTGCTCGACCTGAAGCTGGCGCGTCTCGCGCACGACCCCGCTCACGAAGATTCGGCGGTGGATGTCTGCGGCTACGCGGCGCTGCTGCGCGAGCTGACCGAAACCTCAAATCCGGAAGGAAGGTGAACGATGGCACGTGGACGCAAGAGGAAACCTGGCAAGCGCTACCCTTGTGGAAAGCGCATGCGCGAGGAAACCGAGCGCGACGCCATGTCGACGGCGCTCGAGGCGCGCAGGCGCCACTTCGGCGTAACGGCGAAGCAGGCGAAAGACGAGAGGCTTGGCACGGCGCTAGGCCGTCTCGCCTTCCGGGAACTCATCAGCGACTTGCAATACCAGGCCGGCGTGATCTTCGCCGACCTGTACCAGAAGCATCATGTCGTGATCGGTCTGCCGATGCCGAGCCCCAGTTCGGTTTCGGGCCTGCTGATCAACGAGGGGATCTTCGGTGCTAGCCCGAGCGAGCCGGTGCTGGAGGCGATCGAGAAGCTGAAGCGGCGCTTCGACGAAGCCACGGATGCGCTCGACATCTGCGACCGCGAGCAACGGATATCGCGTGGAAAGCGGCCGACCCTGCTCGTGCATCGCGTGATCTGCACCGACGAGGATGCGATGCACTGGCCGGAGGAGGACATCGGCAATCTGCGCGTCGCGTTGAACGCACTCGTTCGGGTTTTCCGGCTGCGATGAGAGTTATCCACACGACAGGAGCACGCAGCGTTTCTCGCGGGTGCGTGCTGTTACGCTCCACTTATCATACTGAAAGTATTGAAAAAAACGCTTGACGCGGGACTGCGACGCGGCTAAAAGTTCCAATATTGAAAGCTCACAAATGCGCCCGGAGATAGCTCTCCGGGCGTTTTGCGTATCGGAGGGTAGCCATGCGGGTTCGCTTCCTCGAGGCTGACGATGTGCGCATCCGCTTCGAAGCGGCTTGCAACCGTCTCGGCGAAGGCGAAGCCCGCCGGGCCTTCTCGATGGCGCTGAACAAGGAAGGGCGTAAGTCGTTCACGCAGCTGCGCCGGTCGCTCGCCCAGCAGTCTTCGATCCCGCGCGGTGCCGTCAATGCAGCGACGCGCTTCAAGTCGGCGACCCGCTCCACGATGTCCACGGTGACCTCAGGCACAGGCCGCCATCTGCCGCTGTCCTTCTTCGGCGCGAAGCAGTTCTCCTACGGCGTGCGTGCCAAGATCTGGGGCAGGGCACAGACCTTCCGCTCCGCCTTCGTGGTGAAGCGCTACGGTGGCGGCGTATTCAAGCGCACCGGCAAAGGACGCTTTCCCATCGAGCAGCTGTGGGGTCCTGCGGTCCCCGTCGAGATGCTGCGTGACGAAGCGTACGCCGCCTGGACCGATCAGCATCCATGCGTGCTGCGTGAGTCTGAGCGTCTGATCGCACTGATGCTGACTGGAGCGGGGTTCCGCGGTGGCCAGCGCACTCGTAGTGCTGCGTAGGGGGGCGGGGCTAGGAGCCCCATTGCGGGGTTCTGAGTAGCGCTGGCGCGGCGGCCCGGTTTTCGAGCGTTTTTCTGCTTTTGATTTTTCCGTTTTGGTTTGAATCGGTTGCGCTGAAACGCCCGGAAAACGGGCAATTCTGTTCAGAGTCAGGGGGGACAATGATCGTCACCGACATGCCGGTGGAGAGCCTGGTTCCCTATGCCCGGAACCCCCGCAACAACACTGCAGCCATCGACGCGGTGAAGGCGTCCATCGCCGAGTTCGGATTCCGCCAGCCCATCGTGGTGGACGACAAGATGGTGGTGATCGTCGGCCATACCCGGCTCGAGGCCGCCAAGGCGCTGGGGCTCAAGACGGTGCCGGTGCATGTGGCGGAGGGCCTCACCCCGGCGCAAGCCAAAGCCTACCGCCTGATGGACAACCGCTCGCATGAGAATGCCGAGTGGGATGATGAACTTCTCCGGCTGGAGTTCGGCGATCTGAAGCTCGAAGACTTCGACCTTGCACTGACCGGCTTCGTTTCCGAAGAGCTCGACAAGCTCCTAGGCGCGGAGCAGATCGAGGGTCTTACCGATCCGGATGAAGCGCCCGAGGTTCCGGCCGAGGCTGTCAGCAAGCCGGGCGACCTATGGATCCTTGGCGACCACCGCGTGCTCTGCGGCGACTCCACCGTGATGACGGATGTCGAGAAGCTGATGGGCGGCCATCTCGCGGACATGGCGGTAACGGATCCGCCCTACAATGTCGATTACGGGAACTCGGCGAAGGACAAGATGCGAGGCAAGGACCGGCGCATCCTGAACGACGCCCTGGGCGAGGGCTTCTACCAGTTCCTCTACGATACCTGCGTCAACCTGCTGATGGTGACGAAGGGCGCCTGTTACGTCTGCATGAGTTCCTCCGAGCTCCACACCCTGCAGAAGGCCTTCACCGATGCTGGTGGCAAGTGGTCGACCTTCATCATCTGGGCCAAGAACACCTTCACGCTGGGCCGCGCCGACTACCAGCGTCAGTACGAGCCCATCCTCTACGGCTGGAAAGACGGCAGCCAGCACTACTGGTGCGGCGCTCGCGACCAGGGCGACGTGTGGTTCGTCGACAAGCCGCGGGTGAACGACCTGCACCCAACCATGAAGCCGGTGGAACTTGTCGAGCGCGCCATCACCAATTCTTCGAAGAGCAGGGACATCGTCCTCGACCTGTTTGGCGGCTCGGGCACCACCCTCATTGCCGCCGAACGCACCGGTCGTTCGGCCCGGCTCATGGAACTCGACCCCAAATACGTCGACGTTATCGTCCAGCGCTGGCAGGACTACAGCGGCAACAAGGCTGTGCTGGACGGCGAGGACCGGGCCTTCGACGACCTCAAGGCCGCGCGGAGGTCCGACCAGGTGACGTCACAATACTCCAAGTCGAGCTAGGATTGCCTTGGCGATACTAAGCCGTTTCGGAGCGTCCTCGATTCTCGGCATGTCAATGTTCAGGGAGAATGCTGTCAGCTTCCCGCGGTCATCGACCCAGCCCGTCCACCAGCCCACTTTGGGGCTAGTTGAAGTGGCCCAACCTGTCTTGCCATAGAGCGTCCGGCCATTCGTCTCTTCGAGCTTGAGAATGCTGCGGACAATCGTTTGCGAACGCTCCGATACCGGCAAACTGCCCTGGCTGAGGCGGCCCGCGAACCGCGCCAGTTCGATGGCGCTGATTGCAAGCGGCCCATCAAGCCAGAAACGCTCAACCGCTTCGCCAACCTGGCAATTGCCATAGTCGAGTCGTTTGAGCCAGTATCGATAGCGCTCAACACCGACCCGCCGCGCGATCTCCTGATAGACAGGCACGTTGGACATGGCGATTGCCTCGCGCATCGACATGTCCCTGGCCCACTGCTTCACCTGCTGCGGCTGGCCACCGAAAGGAATGATCTCGTTTTCGTCCTTCACCACGCCTGTTTCGAGCGCGATCAGACTGTTCGTGATCTTGAAGGTTGAAGCCGGGACAAAGCGTGTGGATGCGCGCCTTGGGTTCACCACCAGGAAGCGACCATCACCAACGTCATAACTCGCGAAGGTCCCAGTAACGCCTTGCTTTTCGAAGGCTGTCTGAAGATCAGCTCGCTCGACCATGTCAGCTGCGAGCGTGCCGGGGCCCGAGGCTAGGCAGGCAAGGCCTCCAATCGGCATGCCGAGGGCAGTGCGTCGCGTGAGAAGATGCGGCATGACCTATTTGTACATGGGCCGTCGCAGCGCGTCAATGCGTACAATGCAAGCAATGGATCGGTTTGGGATCAAGCGCGGGGGTTCAGCCAGGTCCGAGTAATTTGCGCTGGCGGGCCTACACCGGCAGCGCTGCCATGCTGGATGCTGAAGATCGTAGGTTCGACGGCGCTGATGGCTGGGCGGCTGCAACGAGACGCCGTACCGGCCTCAGCCCGTCGCGCTCGAATGCAGTCGTGATTCGAGATTGGCGATCTCGTCCTTGATCTGGAGTTTCCGATGCTTGATCTCGGCGAGTTCCTGGTCGCTGGACGACGCGTGAGCAACCGCATCGGCAAGCTGGGCCTCCAATGCTTTGTGCTTGGCCTTTAGTGCTTCGAGGTGGGTCTGGGTCGACATGGTCCCTCTCTTTGCTGACGTCTACAGGGGCAGGTCACCATAGTAGGGTGAACCTGACCTTGACGCTCGTCAAACAGTTCGAAGCCGAATGAGGAGGTGCCCGGCGATGCAGACACGCTGGATGTCCTTCGTGGAGGCGGTCACCAACATCGTGGTGGGCTACGGCCTCGCGGTTCTGACCCAGATCATCGTGTTTCCGTTCTTCGGGTTGCATGCATCGCTGAGCGACAACCTTCTTCTGGGCTCTGTCTTCACCATCGTGTCGCTGGCTCGTGGTTTTGCGTTGCGCCGCATCTTCAACACCTTCGATGGCCGATAAGTCGTTAACGATTTGTTAACCATTCGGGTTTGAGCCTTGATCAGGGCTGGCAAACCACCCAGCAGCCCTGATTTGGCAGAGCCACCAGTTCCGCGACTGGTGGCTCTGTCGGTTCTCTGGTCTCTCCTGTGTTCAGGATGCCCTGTACACGCGGCCTCTCTGATCGTCCTTGTCCGAGGTGATGGTGAGTCCGAGTTTCTTCTTGAGGCTTCCGGCCATGGCCCCCCGGATCGTGTGGGCTTGCCAGTCCGTCGCTTCCACGATCTCGGCAATGGTCGCTCCTTCGGGGCGGCGCAGCATCTCGATCACCAGCGCCTGCTTCGTGCCCTCGCGGGACTTGCGCTCGGTAGAGACGGGCTTTGATGCCTGCTTCTGAGACTTGGTCTTCTGGTGCTCAACCTCGATGCCGATGGCGGCAAAGCCTGTATCGGTGATGATCAGCGTCAGGCCGTGACCCTCGTCGCTCTCGCGCCAGACGGGATCGCCCAGCTTGCGGTTGGCCTTCACCTCCTTGAGGAGGCCTTTCTCGATAAGCGCATTGACGACCTTGTGTGCCGCGCCACCCTTGAGGCTCTTTGGCAGGGGGAGTGCGAGGCGGTCGGTGCGCTGCGACGCGGCGCTGAGGATCACGCGCTGGGTGTCGGTGAGTTTCGTCATGGGTCTGCTCCTTGGGTTCATGGGCCGGAATGATCTCCGGCTCCTACGACCCCGGGCCCCGCGCATGAGGCGGGGCGAAGGAGCGGGGGCCACGCTTTCAGGGAAGGGCTGAAGCTGCGACCTCCCTTGCCATGCGGAGGCTTGGAAGAACTCTTGGGTCGCCACTTGCGGTGACACCGTAGAGGAAGAATTCGTCTCCCATCTGGTAGCACACGATGGCGCGACCGAAGACGCCGAAGCCGTAGTCGAACATTTGCGTGGGGGCGGGGATTGGCCTGCTACTCGGCATGTTCACCCCTCCCGGAAGGCGGCGTCGGTGATGCGCCGGAGGTGTCGGGCATAGTCCTCGAGGTTTCCGACATGGCCCAGTGCACCTTGTCCGGATCCGCGCCGAAGTGATCCTCGCTGAGCTTTGATATCCTCGCGAGCATCGCGTCGATCTCCGCCTTCTTTGCGATGAAGGCGTCGATTGCCTTTCTGGTGTCCCGTGCCGATCTGTGCATTGTCTGCCTCCGTTGTTGGATCCATACATGCTTCACCTTCGGCGGAAGACAAGCGGAATAGATTTGTAATCCTATTGTTTCTGATCAATCTGGGGAGAGGCCGGGGTCCATGGCTGAACATGCGGGTCTCATCCCCATCGGTCAGGCGGCGCGGCTGCTGATGATCTCGGAGGAGCGTATTCGCCAGCTTGTGAAACAGGGCTTCATCCCGAAACCTGAGAAGCGCGGCTTCGTGCAACTCGTGGGGGCTGTGCAGGGGTATCTGCGTTACTTGAAGGACGATGAGCGCCGCTCCGCCAAGTCGGCGGCCGACAGCCGGGTGCGCGATGCCCGTGCACTCGAGATCGAACTTCGCATCGCCGAGCGTTCGCGCGAGCTCATCCCGGTCGAGGACGCGCTGAACGACATGGCGGAGCTCGCGGGCATGGTGAGGTCGGAGCTTGCAGGGCTTCCGGCGCGTCTCACTCGTATCGTGGCCGAGCGCCAGAAGGTTGAAACAGAGATCGATGGTGTCCTCTCGCGCCTTTCCCAGCGAGCCGCAGAAAAGGCTGAAGGCCTGGAGGCTGGCCGAAGCCATCCTCCGGCCGGCGCCGAAGCTGCCGCCTGACGAGTGGGCCCGCCTTCACAGGGTCTATCCGGAAACCTCAGGTCTTCCGGGTCCGAGGGATCCCTGGCTCACGCCCTATATGGTGCCAATGGCCAGGGCTGTTCATGGCGGTCAGTACAAGCGCGTCGTCATGGTGTGCTCTGCCCAGTCCGGGAAGACTGAAAATCTGATTGACCTCATCGGGGCACGACTGGATCAGCGACCGGCGCCCATTCTTTACGTCGGCCCGATCAGGGACTTCCTGACCGACCAGTTCGAGCCGCGCCTGATGAGCCTCCTCGACGAGGCGGAGACGCTGTCGGCCAAGGTCGTGCGCGGCAAGCGCATGAAGAAGACGCTGAAGATCGTGGCGGGCGTGCCGGTGCGGCTGGCGCATGCCGGT